CCGCTCCGGCTGGTACCGTGTTTTGCTGGTGGCCGATCTGGTGAAACAGCTCGCCTTCCAAGACTTCACGCTCGCCCTCTGCGAGCTGAGAAACTACGAACCAAAAGGAGGCATACAGACCAATGCAAACACATGAGGACATAAAAAGGGCCAGACGCCCAGAACGTCCAGCCCAAGTGACCGCGAAGAAGGAGACGGTGCTCTCGCCTGAGCCCGTCCATAATTTCAAAGATCACAGAGAAATTATAGCACGAAAACACAGAAAAGCCAATAGGCGCCGCGAGGTTTTCCTTGCCAGACTGGCAGCAGGCGCCGCTCTGGTGCTCGTTGTGACCGTTACCGTGAGTCTGGTATCTTGCAGCAAGAAAAAAGAACCGGTAAACGCTCCGGCAGCAGAAACAACAGAGACACCGCAGGAGACTACTCTCATAATTCAGGACGAAACACAGCCAGACGGCTACTACTTCGCATATCTGACAGAGGACGGGGAACCCCACGCGGTAAATATGGAGGAGCTTGCGAGATTGTGGGCCTCTGAGGCCGGTTTTGAACTCCGGTACGAACTGACAGACGCCGAGCGCTACGAGGTGGCCCAGATCGTCACAGCAGAGGCCGAGAGCGAACCGCTGGCGGGTAAAATTGCAATTTGCCAGTGTATCCTGCAGGCATGTGAGGACGACGGGATCCGGCCGGCAGAGGCAGCGGACCGCTACTCCTATTCCAAGAAAAGACCGGAGCCGTCAGTGGAGGCAATGCAGGCCGTTCGGTATGTGTTTGACTTCGGAATGATAGCAAGCACCGAGCCGATCAAATACTTTTATAATCCCGATCTTGTGGCGAGTAAGTTCCACGAGTCACAGCGCTACATAATGACAATTAACAACCACCGCTTCTATGCGGAGAAAAAATAAGGAGGATCTTATCATGGCAGTATTGACACAGACAGTAACCACGGAGACAGCAATCAACTGGGAGGAACTGGCCCAGAAAATCAAGGACAACACCAGCGCCCTGAAGGTGGGCGACATTATCACAGAGAAAACCCTCGACGGCGAGGAAATGGATCTCGTAGTCGTTGACATGGGCCCGGGCTGGGCTCGCTTCGAGAGTAAGGACTGCCTGCCGGTAGAGGTTGCCTACAACCAGAACAACAGAAACGCCGGCGGCTTCACAGACTCAGACGTCAAGCGCTACTTAAACGAGGAAGTTTTCAATAATCTGCCGGAGGAGCTTCGCAATGTGATCGCCGAGGTTGAGCGTAAGCAGGAAAACGGCAAGAGCTCACTCTGCCGCCTCTTTTTACCCACCGAGTCGGAGCTGTTCGGGGACTGCTGCTATTCAGAGGACGACACATACAGCCAGATCGAATACTACAAGGACCGCCGCAACCGTATCAAGTGCAACAGAAAAGGAGGATCACCTGATTGGTACTGGACCGCTTCTGTCAGGAGTGGCAACTCGACTAATTGCGTGCACGTCCACAACCACGGGTACTCCAGCTACTGGAACGCCAGCAACGGGCTGTACGTCCCGGTCTGCTTCGTAATTCAGTAAATCATAAATCCCGCCGCCTTTGTGCGGCGGCATAAGGAGGAGAAACCACATGCAAGAAGAACAGAAAGAAACCGCAGCGGGCTCCCCGGTTGCCTCATTCCAGACGCGGCGGGACAAACCGATCGAGGTAATGAGCCTGCAGGAGAAATTCATCGAACTGCGGCGCCAGATCCCGAGAATTGAAAAGGGCCAGCATAGCGAGGAGGTTCCCTATAAGTTTGCAAAGATTGACGACGTCTGGAGAGCTATCACTCCCACGATGAATGAGCTCGGCGTCAACTTCGACATTATTCAGGAGGAAAACGCCCAAATTAAAACCATGAACACGCAGCACGGCGGCCTCATGTTCCTTTATGAGTCCGATCTGACAATGCGCTGGACCAACGCTGACAACGAGGACGACACCGACGAGGCCCAGACTCATGCGATCGCATGGAACGACGATCCAGCCAAAGCTAAAGGCAGCGCGTGGACCTATGCTATAAAATATTATCTTTTTGAAAAATTCAGCATTGACATGGGCGAGACCGATCCAGACATGAAAGGCAAGCCAAACGCTCAAACGGCCTCACAGCCGGTCGGAAATACCGCAGGCAACCAACAGAGCCAACAAGGCAATAAAACCGCTCAGAGCGGCCAGAATGGAGCCGAGAAAAAGCTCACAGCGGCTCAGCTCGACAGAATGTACCGAAAAGCTCAGGACGCTGGACTCTCCAAAGAGCAGACAGACGGCCGGATCAACTATTTATACAACAAGAAGCCAGCCGACATGACTCGGGCAGAGTATGACGACATCTGCAAGCGCATGGACGACACAGCCAGAGAGCTGAGGAATGGAGGAAATAGACAGTGAACAAAGTCATTTTAATTTAATGGGGAGGCTCACCAGAGATCCCGAAGTACGATACACGCAAGGCAATGAGCCTATGGCGATAGCTCGCTACACTCTCGCCGTGGACCGCAGAGGCAGAAAAGACGGAGGCGAAGCAACTGCCGACTTTATCCAGTGCGTTGCCTTTAGGAACAACGCCGAATTTGCTGAGAAGTACCTGAGACAAGGCACAAAGATCGCAATAACTGGCCGGATCCAGACTGGAAGCTACAACGACCGCGAGGGCCGCAAGGTATACACTACCGAGGTTGTTGTTGAGGAGGCCGAATTTGCGGAAAGCAAGAATAAAAACGGCAACCAGCAGGAGCCTCCAACCGGTCCTGCAAGTGGCGACGGTTTTATGAATATACCGGAGGGCGCAGACGATCAACTCCCTTTTAATTGATTTTCGCCCTACCGGTCAACCGGTGAACGACCACCGGACGACCGACAAACGACCAAAACAGAAAAACACGCCAAGAAAAAGGACGACCAAAAAAGGAAGGAGG